GGCTTGGTTGCGAGTTTCGAACATCGTCATTTCGCGGCCTAGACGGCGCTGCATCATATCGTTGCCGGGCGCCATTGCTGCCGCCTCATCGCGGAAGGCGTCGCTTGTCAATGGACGGGCCTTATTGACCCCATAGGCGCCGCTCTGAGCCTGCTCAATCAACGGATCAGCATAGCCAGCCCTAAAACCGCGCTGGCCCTCAGGGGCAAGACGCTGGAATGCCGGGATGGTGTCTTCGGGACGACCTCGCATCGCTGCCGCGCGCCCTTGGTCGATCGCCTCGATATTGCGAGATGCCTGCGCGAAGTTACGGTTGGCCTGCTGATAACCCTGAGAAGATGCCTCAAGCGATTGATCAAGTTGGTTGACTACGCCGCGAAGAACGCGAGCGCGATTGCCCTGGCCCGACTGTAGGGCGGACTGCGCCATATCGGCCACGTCATGACGGATCTGCTGAACTAGATTGAAATCGTTCGCCGAGCCGCGATCATTGCCAAGCTGCCGCCTGATACCGGCCAGCGTCGCATTGATTGAATTGGGCGCAGCCACGTCATGGGGAACGCCATAGGGCGAGATCTGGTTGTCCAAGTGGCTAAGCACATTGGAAACGTCAACCGGCTGGGCATTCGTGCGAGCAGCGCCATATTCAGCATCGGCCACGGCGCGGCGGGCGTTCTCCATTCCCGTCCTGGTCTGCGCAGCCGTCTGGGGAGCGTCAAAGCCCTCCGAGAGGGCTGAGGCCACACGTCGGCCCTGATCGGCCTGACGCCCTTCCAGCGCGTTTACAACCGCAGTTCGGCCTTCCCCAGGGGCTCTCGCAACAGTCGATAGCATCCGCTGTCCAGCATTGCCCATCGCATCAGCAAGCGTATAGGCACCTTGCCCTTCATTCGCCGCCTGCACCATATTCAGGCTTAGCTGATTGGGCGTTGCGCCGCTTTCTTGGATGGCTCGCGCTACTTGACTCTGAGCGTATCCAGTCGGGTTCATCCGCGCCCGAAGATTGCTGATGATTGGCGATACCGCCTGACCAAGTAGAGACACGGCGCCGGGAGCAACAGCGCCGACACCCGCGCCGACCGCGCCACCGAGCAAGCCGCCTTTCAGCCTTTCCGTCAGTGAATTTCCTTCACCAACGCCAGCGAGAGCCCCAAAGGCCGCGCTGTCCCCGGCTGACGCTGCCGACCGAGCGAGAAGCCCGGCTTCTGGTGCCAAGCCGCGAGCAAACGAAAGCCCCGCTCGCGCCGCCCCCAAGCCAGAACCGACGCCCCCGCCGATCTCAGCCGCAGTACCCAGCGCGCCGGTATTCTTGCGCGCATCGTCGAGGATAAGATCTTCCCGCGCCTTGGCGTAGTTATAGCCTTCAGCAGGGTTGAAGGTGCCGCGCTTGACCATTTCGAGCGGCGTAGAGAGGCCAGCTAGAACCTCATCCGCCAGATTAAAGGTAGCGCCCTGCGCCAGCCTTCGGGTCAATCCAGCGCCAGTATCGATGCCCTTAGCCTTCAGTGCGTCTCGCTCTTCAATAGCCGCCTGCTGATACTTGTCAGGCTTTGACGCATTGGATGACGCAAGATACTTCTGAGCAGCCTGCGCCGCGACAGCCGGATCGGTCGTGTTGATCTCGACAATCTGTCCGCCGGGCAGTTCGACTTCGATCATTGAGCAATGGTCCCGTCAGCATTGAGGCGGATACGCTTGGGAGCGGCAGCGGTTGCGGCCTGCGGCGCTTCACCGCCTGATGCGGCCCTGCGCAGCTTCTGCAGGCCAATATCAACCGCCTCGCGGAAGTCACGAAGCGCCTGTTTCGCCTCTTCCTCGCTCTGTGCGCGGTCAAGACGTGCCATCGCATCTCCGGCCTTCTGGCCTTCAATATCAGTGATCGCGCCGCCGCCCTTTAGCATTTGATAGGCCGTCAGGAACGTGACGCCCTTGAGTTGCTTGTAGCGGGCAAGCGCATCTGCGCCTTCGTTGCTGTGCGTCCAGGATGGGCGATATTGGTCTAGCTGACCGAAGACTTCGTTGAAGCCCTTGCTGGCAATGAACTCGTCAATCTTCTTCTTGGTCTGCTCAGCGTCAGTTTCAGCACCGTTAGCCAAGGCGGCCTGTGCCGTGCCGCGCGCCTGTCCGACCTTCTCGGCGGCTTCCTTGCTGGCCAAGTCCTTCGGCTGCGTGCCAACAGGAGTGCCCGTCCGCTTATCGTACAGTATCCATTTGTCTCCCGCGTCGATCTTCTCGACTCCGCTGGAGATTTTCACGCCTTCAGGCAGCTTTGTACGGATCGCCTCACCACTCTTGCCGGTCTGGATCAGAACCGTATTTCCTTTGTCGTCCGTTCCATATTGAGGCGTCAGCGAGTATTCGCCTTGGTTCGCCTTCTTCTGCAACATGAACTTTGCAAAAGTCAGCGTCGGATCTTCCTTCTTGGCGTACTGATATTCCTTGATATCGTCCGTCTGGCCCCCGCCCATCAGATTTCCAGCAAGCTGCGGATTGAGAACGGCGACATAGGCTTGCGACGGTGACAGCCCGGATCCAACGTAAGCCTTAAACAGCTCTGACTGCTGCCGCTGTCCCGGTGTTTGCCCCGTTACTGCCGCAGTAATTGCAGGCAATAGGCCGCCCCCGCTCGCGAAAGTCTCCCATCCGGCACTAAGGCCGCCATTATTGAATGTAGGAGTCTGCTGCTGCGGCATTGCGGGCATCTGACCTTGAGCCGGTTGCGCATTTTGGGGCAGCGTGGCCTGTTCTGGCTGGTATTGATCCGGGTTGCCGATACGCGGCATCTGGTAGTTGCCGATGCTGATAGGATTTTCTGGGCCAAAACCATTAGACGGCGCGACTTGACCAAGAGAAGGAGACAGGCGTGAAAGCAGGCCACCCGCGCCGCTATAGGTCTGGTTATCGAAAAGATAGTCGAGCAAGCCCATTTATCTCTTCCCGAACAGAAAGCTTCCGATGCCGCCAAGGCCCTGCCCAAATTGCAGGAATTGCTCCATTGGAGATGCCTGCTTTTCAGTCTGAGACGTGCCGGATGACTGCGACCCCAGCGCTGCGATCGGAACGCCGATCTGAGCAAGAAGGCCAAGGTTTTGCACAGGAATGCCGCGCCGCGCCGCCTCCGCCTGAAGTGTGGCCGTATAACCAGCATTGCTCGCGTCAAGACCTTGACCCGCCGCCGTCACGCCCTGGCCTTGGTTAGCAAGTTTCTGCTGCTGCAACCCAGCCAATAGGCCCGCATTGGTATTTCCGGCGTTGTAGAGATTCCCCGCCGCGCCCTGCTGGTTCTGGATGTTCTGGTTGAACTGAGATGCAATCGTAGGCGCGACGCCTTGCAGGATGCCGCGGCCAAGCGCCTGCGAATTTGCGCCAGAGAAGTCGCGCCCAGCCGCCGCAAACTGCCCATTGGTCGAGTTCGTTATGTCGGCGATGGTGGTGCTCAGCGCATCCTTGAAGCCCGGCGTATCGTATGGATTATAATTGGTGTTCGACGCGAGCGGGTTGGTCTGATCAACATAGCGCTGGTAGTTGGCGTTGATATTGCCAGCCTGATCCGTTGCGCCACCGCCTGCCAGCAAATCCTTCGCGTAGCTGTTAATCGTGGGTGCAAACTGGCTGGTCCAGTTATAGGCGTTGTTGGTTGAGCCCGTGAGGGCATTGTTCTCAGCCCCGGTCAGGCCCGTATTGGCAAGGTTGCCCTGCAACTGGCTCAGGATGCCCTGCAAGGCAGGCTGCGCGGCCTCCCAAGGGGCGGTCGTAGAGTTCTGCGTCGTGGTCTGCTTGCTGCTACCGCCCAAGGTCTTTCTCCAAAACAACGTGCTCGACTTTGTAGCCGTCAAGCACCCGCTCCCATCCACGTCGCCCGTACAGGCGCATGGTGTGGCAGCCCTCGTCCTTTGCGTATTTCTCAATCCGGGCGAACAACGGAAGCCATCGCTCCCTTTGATGCCCGCTGCATGCCGTCAACGTGCAGACGTTACGGCTCAGATGCGTTGTTGCTGCCGCTTCGATGTGGTCGCTGATTGCCAGCCAAAGCAGTTGATCGCCGGAGAGAACGTCTTTCTCGATGTCGGCGAAATCGCTGAGATTCGTTCGTTCGATCGCCGCACGGATCATGCCGCCCGCGTATCCCCAAACCAGTGATACTTCCTTGGGATCAACGCAGATGAGATCAACGCTCACGTCTTGGTCTCAATCACCGTGATCGTGACCCGAGCCGAACCGCCAAGACGCCGCGCAGTCGTCAACCCGTTCACTGCCCATGTCGAGGCGCCAGCAATGTTGCCGATACGAACCTTGAACGTCGTTGACGAAGTGGTGCCCGCCGTCATTTGGTAATTGAACGCAATCGGCACGATTACTTCAGCAACAGGAATCCCGATCGGCGTGGCAAACAGAGCAGATGCCGTCGAATCCTGGAATACGCCGCACCACATATTGACGACGCCGCTATTGGTCGCGGGGGCCGAGACGAAGATGTTCAGCTTGTTCGCCGTGGCTTTCGGCGTAATCGATACGGTTACGAGTTGCGTGCCGTCCGTGTTTTGCGGCACCGTATCCGCGCCGCCGGCCATGCTCGTCGTGCCGGTCGTGTGCGTGGTTAGTTCAGCATAGACGGTCTGAACGGACGTTCCTGCGGCAGGAAGGGCGGCAATTGCCGCTGTGTTCGTGGCAATGTTCGCCGTGTTGGTTGCGATATTTGCTGTATTGGTTGCGATATTGGCAGTGTTCGTCGCAATATTCGTGGTGTTCGTCGCCGTGTTGCTATGCGCCTGTTGCAGCGACATGACGATCTTTTTAGGATCGCGTTCGTCCGTGCCTGGTGCGTAGTAACTCACGTCAGGCCCTCTTGCCTGATGTCGGGCTCAACGCCTGCTGCATAGGTCCAGCTTGTTGAGGCTGGGATGCGAACCTTCATGCGAGAGTATCGGGTAGATCTCCGAAGATCGCAGCGCCCGGTTCGGCTGTTCATTGCGATTTCGGTCAATGAAGTCGGCGTATCTGCCACACGCTCCCGATAAGAAGCCGATCCATATACCGAAGAAGCATCGACTACAGGCCGGAACCCATTAACGAAGATACGCCGCCCGTCTGTGCCCTGCTCTGCCGTTTCCAGCGTCGCTTCAAGATTGGCCCCGGAAAAAAACCCCATTTTGTGGGCGCTGTTGAACTGCGCGATCAATGGCTGGGTAGAGACGGCAAAGGAATCGAGCGATGCCGCCAGTGCATCAATCGACGATGATATCGAGTCCAGGCCTTCCAGTGTAATGCCGGGCTGCGACATGCCAAGCAGATATTCGCCAGTCATCGAGATCGTAAACCAGCGGTTTAGCGCATAATCAAAGCCGATGATCTTGTCGTAAAGCGTCGTTACGCCCGAGGTTGACTTATAGGCCCAGAACGCACGGGTAGACCGGGGGTCGGATGCCCCGATGAACATCCGCAGCTCGGTCTTATCGAGGTCGTCGAAGAATGTACGATCAACCCGCTCCCGCCCGATCTGCTCAGGCAGCCCGCCCGGCGCGATCTTGTAAAACCCCTGCGCGGAGTGAAAGAAGATCAGCGATCCGGCGCGAACAATACTATACGGCGCGAACAGGCCAAGATCCTGCGCAATGCGCTCAATCTGGAAGATCAGCGGAGAGCCCGGAATATAGCTCATTCGCCGGATGGCCTGGTCCTGAAACACGGTTCCGAACTCGCCGCCCGCTACGCCGCGCACAATGCCGCCGTCCGGGAAGTCCTGAAAGTCGGATGAGTTAACGCCGCTAGTCCATTGCGTCGTGTCATTCAGCCCGGACCAGTGAATACGGAACGGGTTGGAGAGCAGACCAGAGAGAACAAGGAAGCGGCCGACAACGCTGATATAGGCGGCCTGTGGCGGCGAGCCCGCAGTGTCAACGAACGCACTTGAAGAGGACAGATTGTAAACCTGAAGGACCGCGTTCTTCTGTGTCGCAAAGACCAGATTGCCGAACTGCGCAAACTGCCATTGCGCATCAGAAGACAGCGACGAATAGAGCCAGGTGACCGAATGCGTGCCAGACCCGGCTGAAGAGGTGTTAATGGCCGCGCCGCCCGCTGTCGCCGAAACCGTGAAGGTATTCGCGCTCAGAACCGTCTTGACGAAGTATTTCGTTCCGGCGGTAAGCCCCGTTGGCAGCGTGCCCGTCGTCGAGAAAACAACTGGGTCATTAGCGGCGAAGCCATGCGAGGCTAGTGTAACGACAGCAGGACTCGCATTGGAGATCGTGACCGTTGCGCCCTTGGAAACTGGTGTCCACGAGTAATCGGTATTGTTGGCGAGCCATAGTCTGTCGCTGGTGCCGGCAAAGACAGCAACCGATCCATCGGACTTCAAAGCATAGAAGGCGCCGCGGCACGACCCGATCAATGCCTGAGAGAGAACGGCGAAATCAGGAAACGGGCCGTAACCATCTCCCCTCGGCAGGACGTTACGCACATTCCTGGTAGCTTGCCCTTCGTAGTCGCTGACGTCAGGTTTGTACTCTCCGAAAGGCAGGAGCGGCATTTACGGCGTCAAACTGTTTACCCGAACGGCCATGCCCTGCCGCTCGTTGAAATCGAGAGAAAGGATATCTTCGAAGATCTTGTTGCACCTCGCGAGCCAAGTGCCCGCCGTGTCAAACTCCTTGTTAAAGGCTGCCGCTTGAGCAAGCGAACCGGCCATGTAAGCATCAACGTGATTGTTGAACAGCCACGCTAGCGAACTGGATACCGCCGCTGTTTTTTGGAAATATGAGAACGTCAGGCTTGTATCGTCTGATGGCGCGACCTTGAGGCTCGCGCCTTCGATCGTGAACACGGTTGGAGTAGCGCTCCCCGTTTCCAGATAGCTGGCATATAGTGAGGGCGTCACATAGTTCAGATCGTGGATCGGCGATCCGGTCCAGGTCACCCGTTGATAGCCGAGATAATCGTTCGGCAGCGTTGCAACACCGCTGGACGGGGTGAGCGACGTAACCGTGGCCTGGGGACGAACCTTCAGCCTACGCGCTGCATCACATTCAAACAGCGTGATGAAGTCGGGTATAAACGCAGTCAGATCATCACGGGCCAGCCATGACGCAATGGCCGACTGCAATTCCGAATACGTCGTGATCGCCATTAGCGCCAACCCGCCTGCAGTTTTGGCCTATCAACCCGGAGATATGCCCATTCGGGATCTTCAAGCTTCTTCTGCACGATCAGATCGAACTCGGGCGTGAACATGCGCAAGGATGTATTGCCCTTGCGGTGCTCTTCATCCAGCCACTTCACATAGATCACGTTCGGGATGCGCGCGATATGACGCCCCCAATCCGATTGCTGTTCATCCCGGCGGGCTTCCTTGTTCCACTCCAGGATCGGCTCAACGTCCTGAACGTGCTCGACTGCAAGGTCTTGGCCGTTGCTGTCGAGATGGAAGCGAACGCCGATCACGATACTTCCGTAACGTGCAGGGCGCCGCCGGACGAGACCTGGATGGCAGAAACCTTCATGCCTGGCCTGACAGTGAAATACTCAGCCGAGTCCGCGGCCATGTAGACATCCGAGCTTGTCGCGGTTGGGCTATTGCCAACTTTGACATAAGCAGCGGTAGTCACGATTACCCGGATCCTGTTAACGCCATCGCTAATGGCGTTCGTGATCGTGCCGGCCGTGCCCGTATATGCAACGCTTTGATGCGTCCCAAGTAGCGCCGTACCGATATACTGCTGCGCCATGTAGATTAATCCCGCTCGATGACGGCGGTGAACATGGTCGGACAAGTCGTTGACGACTCTCCGGCTGAAACGAACTCGATGTTGTCGCCTTCGTTGACGTAGTTCGCGCCAGTCGGCGTGCAGCTATCGATGTCGCCAGCCGCAGATCCCGATTGCGTGATCGTGGTGGACGACCCGGTTACAGCCGTGCCATTGATCTTCATCGACCAGGTGCAATCCGCACCCGTAATCGCAACGCTGATTGCGGAGTAGGCCCGCTTGATCGTGCCGCGAAATGGCGCGACCACGAAGGTGGACGACGCCGCGCTGACATCGGCAAGATAGGCCGAGACTGCGTTCTCAGACAGCGGCCGGTTTTCAGGAAGTGCCATTAGATTCTCCTTCAATGGGCCTGAGCATGTCCGCTATCGAGGCCGTGTAGGTTTTCGAGCCGATATGGCCCAGGGTCACGCTTGGATCTAGAAACGCCTCAAAACCGAGGTCTTTAATGTCGGCGAAGAATGCAATGTCTTCGCCGCGCGCATAGCCGTTGATCTCGTCACATCGGAAGATGTTAGCGATCGGTTCATCCGATCCGTTGAACTTCAGCTTAGGCACCTGTTCGGCGATTGCCTCAATGACGCGCCGGGTGCAGACAGTGAACCCCATGCCCCAGCCGCCGATCTTGAGGCATCCGTATTCGTTGGCATCAATCTCAGCTCCTTCTCTGGAGTCGAGAAAGAAAACAATCGGATCTTTCTTGGCTGGGTAGGCTGCGCCAACAACGTCCATCTTGGTGGCAAGCGCACAAAGACGAAGGAAATCGCTAGCCTTCCACTCGATATCCGAGTCAACCCAGAACAGCAGGGATTTGTCGGACTTCAGAAAGTTATGAGCGGCCCTTGATCGCGCATGATGGACAATAGAACTCCCGACCTGAAGCTGTAACTCAAATGGAATGCCCTTGGTCTGAAACAGACTTTGCGTTTCCAATAGAGAGATTACAGTTCCGGTCGGGATGTCCCGATGCGTGGGCATGGCGAGCATTACTGAAATGCCCGCCAGGTCCAGCTTCATGTTTACGAGACCGTTGCAGAGAACGGGGTGGCCTCGGTTCCGGTTGGTGCGGTGAAACATTTAACCGAGAATTTTCCGGTAATGACATCCTCGATTTCATAGATGTCCCCGACAACGCCACCCAGCGTGGTGCCGTTCATGCTGATGGTGTCGGACGATGCCGAAGTCTTGAAGCCCTCCGCGTTGTCCGAGGTTGTCGTCACGCAGAACGCATAGCCCATCATCACGTCGGTGGCGTTCGCAACCTTGATGGTATGAGCCGTCGCCGTCGCAACAACCGCCACCACGAACTTGTACTTGGCACCCGAGCCCGTCGCCTGCGGCAGAGTAATGGCGATGGGGGCCGCCGAACTGATGGTCACCGTCTTGCCGGCGTGAACCGCCTTGGTGATTGTCAGCGTCGTTGCCGTGGTGTCGATCGGAGCCTGAGAGGCAAGATCGGATACCAGCGCCCTCTTGGTGACCCCTGTGCTGGTATCGTAAACCAGCATCAGGTCGTTCGCGGCAACATCGCCCGCAGTGATCGCCGGGCACTCTTGATGAAAAGTGTAGATCGTGCTCATTGCGAGTGCTCCTTACGAGGTGGTGTTGTCGAAGACGCCGCCGCTCGCCTTTTCATTGCGGGCAACCAGCGAATATTCGGAGAGAATCTGGCGACGATCGGAATCGCCGGTCTTGGCGAGCACGATCGAAACCATCTTGCGGCCGTTGAGATAGGCAACCGCCCACTTGTCCGACTCCAGCACCAGGACATCGCGTGCGCGCTGGAAGCGGTTGGCAACCACCTTCAGCTTGCCGAAGTCGGACTCGTAGGCATCGACCGAGGCCACGATCTTTTTCGAACTCGCCTGCTCCATCGGGGTGGACCGGCCAGTGAAGGTCGAGAATACCTGCTTGTTGAAAGCGCCGGTATAGACGACATCCGGCTTGCCGCCCGAGGTCCAGATCGCCGAAAGAACGGTCTTCAGCCGCGCTTCCGTAAACGCAATCTGCGTGCCGTCAGTACGGGTGGCAGCACCGTCAGCGGTGGTCGGATCAGCCGCACCGCCGGCCGTGCCCTTGCTGGTGTTGGTCTTGATCCAAGACAGGATCGAGGCCGTCTTGCGCGCGGTGGCGTCCGCGCCGGCATTCTTGGCCTGATTGGTGCCGACCAGAATGGATTCCATGTCGCGCTTCAGCTCGAGGCCTTTGAGCATCTCCTGATAGGCCAGCTCGTTATCGCGGCCGGCGTGGTCAACAGCCTGCTGCGTGCCGGAAACGCGGGCAACCTTGTCCGAGATCTGGCAAATATTGCCGAGACGAACGGTTGGGGTCGCGGCGTCGGTGACAGCGTCGTCGCCTTCGAGCACCGCGTTTGCGGTATCGACAGCGGCCAGCGCCTGGGTCTGCCATTCGTGGTTAACCGCAGTCGCCTTTTCCCGCTCGGCACCCGTCATAAACGGGGTATCGGTCGGGTCGATGCGGTAAATCATATCCGAGAGGTCTTCTCGGTTGCCGATCGCCTCATAGGTGGCGAAAGTATTGGCGGGAAGTGCCATTTAGATAGTCCTTATGATGCCCGGCGGTGGGCCTGCAACGCACGAAGCTGTTGCGCGACACGCAAATCGCCGGTCTGTTCAAGTTTTCGGGTGAGGGCTTGGATTTGCTCGGACTGCGCATTGCCCGCAGGCCTTGCGGTTCCGGGCCGCTGAACGGGAGGAACGGGTTTGGCGGTTACAGTGGTCTTGGCCTTCTGGATGTCCCGTAGCTGCAAGGAGTCGGCGAGGAGTCGCTGGATCCGATGGTCGTAAATCGAAAGCTTCGATTTGCCGGCCGCCAGTTCAGCAAGTTCGCTGTCCTTAAAGCCCAATGCTGGGAGCAATTCAGTTGCCACGCGGTTTGTCAGCGCGGGCCCCTTTACCTTGTCTGCAAGTTCGGGGATCAGCTCTGCTGCCTTGGTGTTCTCCGCCTGGACGTGCTCAGTCCATTTGGTTTGCTCTTCCTTGGCTTTACGCTGTTCCGTCTCCTGCAGTTCAGCCTGAACGCCCTGCATCTTCCACTGGTAGACCTGGAACTGCTGGAAGCGGAATGGATCATCCGCCTGCAGCTTCTCTACGTCAGCCATTGACTTGATGTCGGCGAACGGGCTTGAATCGTGCAGGGCCTGCATCAAGGCCGGTAGTTTGGCCTCGTACTGTTGCCTTGCCTTTTCCGCCTCTGAGCGCTGGGCCTCGATGGCTTTGCGCTGTTCAGCGAGTTCGTTTTGACCTCGGCGGAATTCACGGTCTCGTTCCTGTTCGCGGGTGTGCAGGTATTCCTGCGTTTCGCGAGGCAAGGATTGAAAGCGTTCCTTTTCTGCCTGCGTCCAAGACCTCGGCGGCTCGATGGGCGGCAGTTCTTCTGCCGGTTCGGCTGCGTTGGTGTCTTCGCCGGGGGCCTCTACAGGGTCGGCGTTGGCTTGCGCCAATTCGGGTTGCTCGACCGGATCAGCCCGGGGCTGTTCAACGGGAGCAGATTCTTCTTTCGGCTTGTGCCGGGCGCTGGCGAGCGCTCGCGCGGCCTGTGAAATGGAAAGATCGGTTCCGGTATCGGGCGCCGGGGTGATGACGGCAATAGGCTCGCCGCCAGCAGGGGCGCTGGTTTCGTCAGTCAAATGATGTTCCTTTGGTTAGATTACGCCGAAGCGCTTCCTGCGCTCGGCAGTCTCGGCAAGCTGCTTCAATTCAGCCTGCGCTATCTTTCCGTCGCTGACAGTCTTGGTAAGATGATCTCGGACCTTGCCAACGATATTGATGGCAAGGAACAGCTTTTCCCGGCCAGACACGTCGTCAATCGTGGTTGCCCGCCAGGCGCTCGTATAAGCGCTTTCCAGCGAGTTGAATGCTTCGACCAGTAGTTCATCCTCAAGCAAACGTTGCGCGCGTGCAGCCCGTGCTGTGGCCCTCTGGAGAGCTATTTCGTCGGTCACTTATCGCCCTTCGGCTTGGCCTTGGCCGCCTTGTCAGCCAGTTCAAGCTTCTGTTCGTGCTGTTCCTGGCCCTGCACAGTCTTGAACACGCCCGCCTCCATCTGCTGACGATGGGCCTCCGCGCTATGCGCCATTTGTTGCTGGTGTATCTCGCGCTGCATGTTCAGCTTTTCGGTCTCAAGCTCTCGCTGGAGCTGGAATTCCAAAATTGCCAACTCTTTTTTCAGCTCGAATTCCCGTTCAGACTGGATCATCTCAGCCTGCGTCTTGCGCTCCTGAGTCGCGATGTCGGCTTGAGCTTGGATCGCCTCAGTCTCAGCCTTGCGCTCGTCGCTCTGTTGCTCTAGCTGAGCCTGAACCTGCATGTTTTGCTGGTCAGTCTGCGCCTTGATCTGCGCGACCTGCACAGCTTCTGGAACGGGCGGCGGCGGCGGCGGGTGCAATGGCTGCCCGGTCTGCGGGTCTTTCGCGCTCGGATCGTTGAAGAACTTATCCGGGTTCTTGTACCCCATGATCTTCGTCAGCTCAGACGCCGTGTTAAACAGCGCCTGATCGTCCACCAGATTGACCTTGCCGCCGGCAATCATTTCCTTCTGCACGTTCGCCAGCGCCATCACCTGGGCGAACTGTTGCGCCTTGCCGCCAGTCCCGAGGCCGACATTGATGGTCATGTCACTACGGGTTTTCCACTGCCGCGGATCAACCGGAACCCAGGTATTACGCAACCGAACGGTCTGTTGCTGTTGGCCATGCTTCCTGATCGTACCGTGCAGCAGCGCAAAGATATCGCGCACACCCTCGGCCATGATACGGGCAATCAGCTTCATTCGCATCTGGGATGCAGAGAAGACCTGAGCGACTGCGGTTGCCGATTGGTTCTGCAAGGCATCGGCATCAATGCCCTGCGACTGGTTGGAAAGACCGGTTCGGGTCTCCCTGGTCGCATCCATGTACTGGAACATGGGATAGACCGAACCAGTAATGTCCGGGACAACCTGCCAATTAAGGCCTCCCGCCGTTTTCGTGCGAACCACGCCGCCCGGCCTGCTCACCAAGAGGTCATCCAGCGTATTCGGACCGGCGTTAGCCTCTGCGACCTCAACCCGCGGGTTATTATGCAGGTAGAGATTATCCAGCGCGCCGCGGATCAGGGCGGTCTTAACACGCTGAATGTCCATTACCAGATCAGCGATGGACCGCCCAAAGAAGCGATGCGTGATCGGAACCGGCGTTGTAGTCGCGAACGGAATCGCGTCAAACGGCTCTATGCATTCCTTGCCGTCCTTACGCAGGATTTCGCCCTGATCGCCGCCCGTAATCACCTGGTACAGGCAGGGCCGGCCGTTGCCCTCATAATCCATCCGAACGTAATGCTCGGTGATCTTGACTAAACGGGCAGCCTTGTTCACATCGCTTGATGTAAAATGCTCGTTGATCGAATCCCGCGCGATGGTCTCGATATCGGTGTTGCCGGTATAATCGCCCAGCGACTTGATTTGGTTCTCGTCAAAGCCTTCAGCGATTAACTGGCCTTCGGTCTTGGTGACGACCTCGTGAAAGCAGTAATTGCAATCCCGAATATTTCGCGCGCCGCGCTCAATCCCGAATTCTTCCGGCGGAACGCCCATGACCTTGGCTTGGGCAAGCTTCTTGGTCGTGACGATGGTGACATCGTGGACCATCGGAAGCGCAGAAACGGCCATCAGGCGGTCTCACCCATCGGCTTGGCCGTGTGCTCCACGATTTCCATCATGCCATCAGAACTCGCTACGGCCTGCGCCAAGAGCGCAAACTGGTCATCGGTCAAATCATAATAGGTCTCGCGCTGCTCTTCCTCGCGCTCTTCCCACCACACTTTCACAATGCCGACCTTTGAAAGCAGTGCATCCTTGATGAAGGAATAGAGCACCATGAAGCCGGGATTCTGCTGCATGAAGACGTGGTTCACGTAGTCAGTCTCCTGCTGCGCCGCCTCCTCATCCTCTGGCCCAACGGGCTCGAATCTGACAACCTCATCAGATCCAGCGAATATGTCCATCAGGTTCGGCATCAGGCCTTCGATAGTATCGGCAACGTCCGTAGAGACGGCCTTGGACCGGCCATCTTGCGCCGGCATGTCCTTGGACATATCGCCGAGGTAATAGTCCATTGCGTCAGATCGCTCGGCAGCCAAATCAGCTGCGCTCATAGCGGCAAGCGAATCCGCCTTCTGCGCCGCTAGCATCGCCTTGAGGTCCATCATGGACATCTTGGGCATCAGGCATAGCCCTGGTTGGCATAGCGGATGGTGCGGTTGAAACCGGTGTTCACAATCTTTGTATCCAATGTCATCGCGAGATATCGGAAGGCGTCCGCCGCGTGGCTCGTCCAGTCATGGACCGGCCTCGGCTTTAGCGCCTGCAATTTGTCATCGAACTCAGAGCGGTACAGCTTAAGTGCATCCACTCCGCGAACGCACTTTCGAGCATCGAACCAGCAACGTGGAATGATAGTGCGAACCGCATTAATTCCATCTTCCACCCGGTGCATAGGAGCGACTGTGATGTTCTTCAGCCCAAGGCTTTCCAGAACTTCCAGGCGGCTTTTGCCCGTTCCCAATTCTTTAGCTTGGGCATCGTGTGGTACAATGTGACCCGCGTACAGATAGGGTCGCTGGGTGATTTCGCGTACGTAGTGACCAAGATCGACGCCAGTTGCTTCGTAGTAGTCGATAAGGTGGATTTCCCTTCCGACCACTTGTGCAAACCAGATAGCGGTGGCGTCGCGGATGCCCAAGTCCCAAGCAGTATAGACTTGTACGGTTGGCTCATAAGGCACCCCTGCAATGCGCTTATCCTGCTCTGCAGCACTCATCAGCCGCCCGTAATAAGCGCCGACAACCGCAGCCTCGAATGAACACTCGAACTCTTGGGCGTATTGCTCTTCCGTCAATCCAACCCGAAGGCTCTTCAGCTCCTCGGGCTTGATGATCCCGGTTTCGCTGGCCTTCAGGGTTAAGCGGAAAAAGTCCGGAGCAGGTGATCCATCTTCGTTGAGGTCGATTTTGTAGAACCAATCTCGACCGGCTGGAGTACCAATGAATGTGCCCCAACCGGAATAATCTGAAAGCGTAGGTCTGATAACCTCAGGCCACGCTCTTGGGTCCATTTGTGCAGGCTCGTCGATAGTGACCCCATCATGGTAGAGCCCGCGCATTCGATCGTAATTGTCGGCCCCGTAGAGCCTGATCCTAGCTCCATTAGGATATTCAACCCAAAGCTCCGATTCCGATGTCTGAATGCCCGGTATGGGCGCGCTGTAGTGCTTCAGATACGACCAGGCGATGTCCTTGGCCTGCGTATAGGTCGGCGCCACATAGGCATAACGTGGCGGCGGATAAGCCCTCGTGTTGGTCAGCGCCGCCTTGATCTTGTCGTTGATGCAGCCAACCGTCTTACCAAAGCGACGATGCGCTACGATCTTGGCAAAGCGCTCTGCGCGCTCGTGATAGGGAATGAACTGTTCCCGTGGCGTATACGGGATTACGACTTCTGCCATCGGATGACGATCGGCTCCCCGTCCGCGTCGCCTTCAATGGGTTGAGTTACCTTGCCGTCCATGCGATCGGCTAATTCCTTAATCGCCGGCACATCGCCCATCATGGCTTTGCCAACCAGCGCAGTAGCAACTGCCTCCAGCATATCCCTATCGTCGCCAGCGGCGTTTAGAGCCCTCTGGAGAGCTTCCTTGAAGGGCTTGCTCTTGGGCCGTCCGTTTGGATTACCGCTCTGGCCGGGCTGGAATGGCCGCCCTATGACCCTTTTAGGCTCTTCGCTCGACATGACGCTGTTTTAGGTGCTGTTAGCTGCGGACAAACTTCCGCCATTCGAAGCCAGTTCCGGCGTAGGGCCATCCTAAATGAGCGCTGCTCTTGAGTGCGCAATAATCAATCCCGCCGCCATAGCCATAAACGCTCTCGATTTCCTTAGGCTGTTCCTGCGTTGGCGCGCTAGATCCAGTCAGCGCCAGCTTCTGCTCTGCCTCGATTTCTTCAAGCCTGCGCCGGATGGCCTCGCAATCGTCTGCTGCCTTGGTCATTTGCCCGGCTCTAACGCTGGGCCGCCATTCAACCCAGCGATCTCGGCGCGCATGTCCTCGGTCTCTTTCTCGACCTTGGCAATCTCTTCCAGAACAAGGCTGGCAACGCTCGCAGATTCCGCGACCGCGTTTGATGCGTTCTGCCTAGCTTTCTGAAGCCTGGCCCTTGCAGCTTTAAGATCGTCTGCTATCGACATCTTGGTGTTTTCCGTTCGTATCCAGGGATTCTTCAGCGCCGCCCTGATCTCGTCATTTGACGCCATCGGCCCGACTTCCAAGTCTCTGTCTTCAAAGTGAAAGACTTGGTTGCCGTCTTTGGTCGGTGATACTGCCTTTAGACCAGGGAACGCACGCTTCAGTTCCCAAATGGCCATTTCAGGATTTAACCTTCTGACTTCCTCAGTTGCGATATCCAGCCTGCGGCCGAGCCAGTACAAATCAATCGTATCAAGCAGGATCTTTGTCCGGCGCCTTGTAGTTCGGCCACATGCCGTCAATCCCGGCCCCGCCGTAGGGCGGCTTTTCGCAAGGCGCAGAATCCATCGTATAGTGAACCGGCCCCATCAACTCGCTCGGGCTAGTGTCTATCTGATCCATGATCTCTCGCGCCATCTTGGCTATGCGCTCTCGGTCTTTGGCGGATTGATAGTCGCGGATGTTGAAGATTTCTGCCATTTGGTTCACCGCACCACTGAGCCCGCGTCTGCACCTATCGGTCATCAGGAAATCCCGATGCCTCAACAATCGCTTAGCGATGATCCAGACCTCGGGGCCAGAAGCCGCAGGATGGCTTGCTGCGTCTCAAGAATCTGGTTGAGCTTCTTTTCAAGCTCGGTGCCTGGCCCATGCTCAACCAAGAGCGTTGCAAGACCGTCAGCCTTGATATCTGCGGCAATCGTTGTTGCCCCACTCGACCCGAAATCACCCATCACGCGGCACGCCTCACCTTGCGCATAACCCGCTGCATACCAGCGCGGCATTCTGCCTGATGAATCCAAGGCCACGAGTGTTCGCCCATATTGCCGCCGTTGCGGATTACCTCCGCGCGCTCACAATGGTTGGTAAAACGCTCCGTTCCCCATACCTTTCCGCCTATGCGGATCGGCCTACGTCGTCGCATGGTTTTCTTCATCGCCTCAATCTCCCCTGTCTGATCACCAGCGATGACCCCTCATCCGCTTGGTGGTAGTTGTCCCCAGATCGGGAATTCGAAATCGGTATACCGAGATCGATAGGCTCCGGGCGGCAGCCGGCAGGAAATGCTCGCTCTCGGCTTTAAGTAGCCGCCAGGGGAGGGGTAAGCGAGTGATGCGGCGCCGCCCGAACTGAATTTCAAAAACGAAAAAGGCCGCCTCGATTTCTCGAAACGACCTCTTTCTGGCGCTATTCCCGCAGGGTTGACGGCCCATTGGTGTGATTTACGTGCTGAAGGCAAATCACTTGCGAGCCTGACGTATGTACCATATTCGCCGGACCGTCAATAACACTTAACTTCACGGTTTAGTTATCAACATCTATCCGTTTCCGCCCTGTCCGCTCCTTCGCAAACCCGTAGAGGAACGCCAGCGTATGCAAATGCAGATGAACACTCATCCCGAAGAATTTCTCCCAGCGCTCTCCCTCCAGCCCGCGCGCCGCAGCAATCTGCTTATAGCCGTGGCCGTGGATTAGAACGTCGTGGAGAAGCGTTGATGCGATCTGGCCCAATTCCCGGTATACGCCAGCCAAACGAATGGCTGCCTCTTGCTGGGCTTCCGTGATGGGTTCTGGCAGCAACCCGCCGTCAACGAACTCTTTGCTCGGGTCGATCGCCCTCGGACCGCGCTCTGCCGCCTCGAAATCCTTCTGGAAAGCCCGGCCGCCCCAATACTGCGCTTCGTCAATCGTCTTGCGCGCATGCATTCCGGCCAGCGGGTCATTTCGTGTTGACCGCATGACTGTGATCTTTGCCCCCGCCTCGTATGGATCGTCCACCTCTTCCGGCGTGAGGTAGTTCACTACGCCGCGATTGGATTCGGTTGCCCTCCGATCGTGTGCCTTGCTCGGATCATACGGCGTTCGTCTCTTCGTTCGTGCCACTTTCTGCCCCTTCGTGATGCTTAGGTTTGAACGCCAATCCGTACACTCGGTAATGCGCCGCCAATTCCTCCTTGGTCGGCGCCGGCTTTGGTTTGTGTTCCGGCTTGTCCAGCGAGGTCAGGCCCCAATTCTCGCCGTACTTGGCCTTGAGATCCGTGATCGTCGGGCGCTCGTCGCGCGGCGGCTCAGCTCTTGCCGCCAACGTTTCCGCTATGACCTTCTCCTCCCGCTGCCGGCGATAGATGGGCTCCATCTCCTTCTCGCAGGCATCGCGCACCTCCTTCAGCGACGGCATCCAAGTGAGTTGGACCGGGAGGCCCTCAGTTGGGCTCGTCACCGCGTAAATCACCTGATCCGGGTAGCGCGCGAGGACGGCCGCTACCGCCGTTAGGTAGGTGTCAGTGCTATTGGCGCTGCCTGTACGCCAACAATCGAGCATGATCTTCCCCCGTTGCAGGGCCATCACATTCTTCAGATGGGCCGCTTGCGAAGCCTGCGTTAAGCTTTTCGAGGACTCGGTCATAGGCCGCGTCGAATGGACTACCTTTTTGAACATTTTTCACCACCGTGAGTTTTTCCGCTTCCTTGATTTCGACAACAGGAAGCGGCGCCTGCCGTTTGGCAAACGAGGTTGCAAATACCTTTTCGTAGTAGACTAGCGGCTTTCCAGGACCGATCCGCCGAGCTTCGGCTTCGATCATATCGGGCGGCCAGCCAGCCTTTTCCCATTCGATGGCTCGCCAATCCGCACCCGCAAGTTCGGGCGGTATGCTCAGCGCGCTTTGGTGACCAAGGGCTTTCCAAAGGACAGAGGCCAATGCCTTCGAGCCCTCAGTGAAATTGCTCGCCCGCGCCTCTGCTATATTATCTTCTTTATGTGTATGTGATTGTGGTTGTGTGTGCGTTCGCTCTGCGTTCGCCGTGCGAACATCGTGCGATCGCTTAGCGTTCGCAGAATTGACCTTAGACTTTTCAAGGGACTTAGCCAGCTCCTCGTCAATTCTCTTGTGACGCCACCCGTCCAAAAAAAGTGACGCTAGAACGTCACGGGATTTTGTCCATTGATGGTTGCTCAGTCTGGTGATGCGCCGAATAGCATCCTCATCGGCCGGCAACTTGCCCTTGGTCCAATAGTGCATGATGAGCAGGAGGTATGCCCCATGCTCCGCTGCACTCAGGTGCGCGGTGTCTGCTAGATAGTCGGCCACATAAAGTGGCATCCAGGGCCTGCTCAAGCTGCCTCCGCGCCGTCCTTCGTTTCGGATGACGCAAACACAACAGAACTGATTTCGACGCGAACAACCCCGGGCTTTCGAGGCTCTCCGCGCCTGATGCCGGTGAACACCCACCTGGAATCATCGACGCCGACGACATCGGCGATGCCGTCCAAATAACTCTTGACGCTGGAAATCATGCCGTCAGTGTCGCGGTGCCTATTGTCCGGCGGCAGGAACATGAGGGCCACGTTAAGGCTATCCTGTCCCGCGAAGTCATGCGTACGCACGCCGCTCGACAACGCAAACCATGCCGCATCATTGCGCGCCCGCTTTGCCGCTTTGGCTTTTTTTGCCCAGTGCACGCGGGCATTAGGGTGCAACTCCTTCGGCGGCCACGGAAGATCGATAACGAACGTCAAGCCGCGCATTCCTTCTTGAGCAGCGCCGCAACCAACGCCACTCTCAAGTCATGCCGCAACCTGTCTCTCTTCTTTGGGCTGGCGGCCTTCAATGCTTTCTTTCGGCGCGCGATGATGGTTCTGAGTTTCATTGGTTGTCCTAACGATAAAGCGTGGGTCAAAGCGGTAGGATTCGAACTCAACGAATGGACTGTTCTTGTAGAAAACCGTCTGATGATGGCCCAGCAGGTCCTTCGCCATGTGGCTGATATACTGCGGCCGGTAGCCGTGCTTAATGGCAAGCGGCTTAACGGCCTCGTAGCCTTGCGTGACATAGACGCTGACGAGATACCGGCGGATGGCCAGTGAGGTTCGCCGCTTCATTCGGCCGCCTCCATAACCGGAGCTGGGTCCAACCTGGAATGAAGCCATTCCGTCTTGACTACTGAATACCCAAGCTCCAGCAATTCAGCGCGGAGCCGCAGAACACGGAGTTCTTTTTGCGCCTCGCTGCGGTCAATCAGCGGATCGATCATCTCCGTCACCGTGTCGCGCTTCTCACGCGACCAGCGGGTGATGGGCAGCAGGCCGCTCTGGTTCGCCAGCTTGTAGGCGTACCATGTATCCAACCCCTTCGACGCAGCCAGCCTGTCAGCCGCCGCCCTGCCGTGGGACAGGTAAAGCTGAAGGATCTCGTCGCGCTCTTCTTTGGTTAAGCGCTTGCCCCCCACTGGCCAGCTCATGCAGCAACTCCCGCAAAACGCTGGATCGGGATGCGCGGCTGTTCGTTGCAGAGCGCATGATGCGGCACGCAATAGGCCGAGCCCGACATCTTCTGATGGCCACAGAACGTGATGTGGTCATCGCCATACGGATAGCGGCAATCGTTCGGCTCAAGATCGATCAAGCTGAGATGGCGCGGAACGATTTCGACACAGCGCAGTTTAGCCTGCTCCATGACGACAGACCGGATGACGCGCATTGCGTTGGAATTGCCATTGGCCGGCACAATCCGAACCGCCTCAACCCACTTGCGGGGCGTGCGGGCCTTGTATGGCTGCTTGCGGTCAGCCTTCGGTTTGCGATTGCCAGGAACGCTCGGGGCGGATTCCTTGACGATCCCAATCCGCGCCGCTTTTCCCAAGACAGCGTTCTTGGTGTAGCTGGTGCCGAACTTTTCGTTCAGCATCGTCGCTATCGTACGATAGGATAGCTTCTCGCCGCAGAGCCGGGTTAGCTCTTGCGTATGCTCTTCAGGCCAGAGCCCGGCAACGGGCCCGAGCGGGTTATTCAACGGCATTTCCCTGCCCCCATTCTGGCCCCGGCGACTGTGATGCAGGCCGGGGCGCTGGCTTACTGTGGTGGATCGCTTGGGTGTGTATGAACGGCTATTTTCGCCGCCTCGTGAGCGCGAGCCTGATCTTCAAGACCAGTTTCCGCGCCAAAGCCTTCAACAACCGCATTCATTTCTCCTTTGATGAGCATTAACCGGCGCTCATCTTCACGGTTCTCCTGTTCGACGCGGTTACAGAGTGCTTCGTAGTTCGCCCTGATATTTTGAAACAACGTTATTCGAGGTTCTTTGACCTCGTGAGAGTCCTTGAGGAACTTCCTGACCCAGGAAGCAGAAGATCCAATGCGCTCAGCAATATTGCTGTAGGCAATCATCCGGGAACCCGTACGCTGCTCTTCCTTCTGAACGAGCATCCCGAGGGCGCTTCGTGTGGTTGAGGTCAACGCGGCGGCACTCATTGGCTTACTCCTGACAATCTTTGACAACACCTGGTTCTTCCTTTCGTGCATGTTCCCGGCATGACGAAAGCGGCAAATGAGAACAGACCCCTACTCGACAGGCATCCCCGCCTGTTAACCCCAGCTCATGATCGCGGCTGCAACCGCGATCGGAAGCCCAAAGACAACCGTGAAGAAGACGGAGACGAAGATACAGACCGCGAGTTCGCGGCGATCGAGCGCCGTATCAAGTTCCTCAACTGGATTGAGTGGTCGTTGAGGCAACCGAAGAAAAGGACGATCGCGAACGACAATCGCCAAGTTTGGCTGGCCGAGAGGAACGCCAGCAACAGAATTTCGTGATTCAGCGCAGCCCCCAGCGCTGATGTGGAGGCCCGGCCTGTGGTTGTCCCCCGACACAGGCCGGGCAGTTCTCCAATGGCTCATTGCATCACCACCAGCACATAAATCTCGTTGATGATCAGCCAGCACATGAAGGCTTCCCAAAGAGTCATGTTCACGCTCTCGTGCATTGCGATGTTCCATATTCGGAACGCAGAGGTTGCGTGCCACCGTAATGACACGGAATTTCCATTTTTTCCTTGCGGCTATGTCGCGAAGCAGACAGAGTTGCGACTCGCGCAAGACGTGCGAAAAAGGGTGGCGACAACAAATGTAAGTGCCGGGGGTAATGATGGGAATTGTGGTTGGAGATACGTTCGAAGATTTCGGCAATACGATCGAATATTCTGCCAGCGAAGTTCGGGCCTACGAGCGATTGAGCGGGGATCGCGTCAGGCTCTACATCACCGAGGAACGCGGCGAGCGCCACGTTCTGCTTTATACCGTTGTGGCTCCCGTCAGCGCCTTTCCGGCCTTTGGCCAAAAGTGCGCCGAGATCGCCGAGAAGAAGCAAGTTCTTCCCGATTGGGCGACCTCCAAGATAAGACCTATGCTGGGTCACTGAGCCGACTCCTCGACAAAGAAGTCGGGCCGCAGCTTTTCGCGGGGTATCCCCGTAGCCTTTTCGACATCAAAGACGCGAGTAAGAGGAACACGGTTCTCGTCCCAGCGAGTAACCGTGCTCTTCTTGACGCCACACGCGGTTGCAAGGGCGGACGGTCGAATGCCTCGTTCGGCCAAAAGGGTATAAAGGTGCGCCATGCTTGGAGAGTTGCACAACTCACAACCGCCGTCAAGGGGTCGCGTTGCGCAAGTCGCTAACGACAAGGCAAAACAGAATCGCCATTGTCGCAGGCATGCCGCCCAAAGCCCGCAAATCCGATCTGATGCGTATTTATCAGAACCGCCAGCCAAGGCGGCCGCACTATTTGGCGCAGCTCATGGAGCGCCACGGGGTCACCAGGCAGGAGATTATCGAGGCAATTGAGGTGGACAAGAGCCTGCTGTCACGCTGGCTCGATGAAACCCGCCCCTCCACCCCATCCACAGAATGGGCGCGCAAGCTCGGGGAGTTCTTCGGCAAGGGCGGCGATCCCGTCGATATCTTTGCCAACCCGGATGTAGATTGGATGTCTCGATTGCTTCAAGGCCGATCGGCGGACGAAATCCAGCGCATCAAGGCGATGATAGAGGCTGCGTTCCCAGCTAAGAGAGCTTAAGGCAATAGTCCGCTTTCCGCTAAGCCTGGCCACCTACCCCGTGTAGGTTATGGCCTGCGGTAACGGCACTTGATAGCGTAAATACCTGACGATGTCCGTTCTTCTACCTGCCCTCTAAGGTCGGGTTCAGCGGTGGACCAATCCGCCGGCGTGCATGACCTACTGCCCCATGCACAGGATACTCGCCATTTATAGCCGTCAGTTGCAGGCATAGCGTCAAGCCGCATTTGCCCGGGCCGGAAATCCCTCTTTCGAGGGCAAAGAGCCCCACGCTTCGTCTCCGGGACCGCCGGACCGTGCGAACGATGAAACTGGCAGCTCAATCGGACAAATTGTCCGGGCCTAGCAAATGTACGTTGCGCGTACAGGAATGATATCCTATATCAGCGCTACGGGTCTGGGCTTGCTATTCGAGCCTCCCAGATCAGCCCGGATGATCGTCGCGGATCAGGCCGGGCATCTTTTTATGTGGGGTGTTCTTGCTTCGTTCGCAAGTGCCCAAAAATAGCGCGCAACAAAAAAGTTGATAGTTGCGCAATTTTCTTTGCCAGACCCCTTGCGGTCGGTTGCAAGTTGTGCAACACTCTTCCCATCGACGCAACACGAACCGGGGGAGTTAGCAATGCCAATCGAACGCATAAACGACTCCATAGCCCTTCTTCTCAAGACCAAGGGCGACCTGATCGCCGCCTATGAGCGGATCGAGGAATTGCAGTGCGCCTGCAAGGGGCTGCTGGGATTGGTCAGCGTTGTATCGCGCCACCCGGCGACGCCTGAGAGCTTGGCTGAATCACTCATCAGCTCAGAAGCCGTTCAAGCAGCAAAGGAACTCGTGAGATGAAGCGCACCAGCCACAGCTACTACGTCGTGATGATCGACTACGGCCACATCGGGTTGGAGGCCATTGTCCGCCCCGAAGACACCCGGCGCGACATCGTTGAGATGCTGGCCTCCGGCGAGAAGCGCAACGTCGTCTTCATTCACCACGTTGACGGCCTGTACGTCGAGGACGTGACCAGAGACCTGATTGACGAGGCAGGCAGCCTTGTTGACCGCGAGCGCCTAGTGCATTGGGCCGAGGAAGTCGCGGCATGACCCCCGCACGTAGAAGGCGCGCCTTCGTCGTTATCGACGGGGGAAAGCAAAAGCAGACGCCGTTTCCGATCTTCTTCCCATTCATGTGGTGGCTTTGGTGGTTCAAATGAACGCTCAAGATGAAATGGCCCTTTCGGTCTGGCAGCAACTCCGACAGTTGCCCCCGGAACAGCGATTGGAAGCCTTGGACGACCAAGTGCGGATGGACAGCTTGTTGCGCTCGTTCTTCCAGCAGGTCCGAGAAGACGAATACGAAGTTCAGTTGCGGTTAGTGCGTGAGGAAATGTCATGTCCAGTCGAGTTGAAGGAATTGTCTGCCTGATTTGTGCGTTTGCGATCGGTTTCATTTTTATCTTGGGTCTCACATGAGCGATATCGGGAACATCACTTACGGCCTTCGCGCCAACGCCAAGGATGCCTACGACATCTGGCTATTCCAGCCGAGTCGCAGGGCAGAGTTCGGCGAACGGGAATTGCAGGACATCCGCGAGACCTCGTTAGCGCTGCAGATCCTCCTGCGTGAGATCGACAAGGCAAAGCCAGCATTGAAGGTGGTTTCCAATGGCCGCTAAACCCTCCAAATCCGTCATGGATTTCATGGCCAAGTACGGCGTCGATAGCGACGAGATTTGGCCCGTGCCAGGCGGCAAGGCTTACGCAGTCATGCACAAGGCCCTAGAGCGCATCGCCATTGAGCAGGGCATCGTCTTTGAGCGCCCCTCTGTTGTTGCCTGCGATCTGGCCGAAAAGAGCATGGTCATCTGCACCTTTGGCAAGATGGGTGATCGCACTGAGTGGTCGTTCGGCGAGGCTTCCCCGGCCAACAATAAAAATCAGTACATGGCGGCTATGGCTGAGAAGCGCAGCCGCGACCGCGTGATCTTGAAGTTGCTGGCAGCTCACGGCGACCTCTACAGCGAGGAAGAAGCCGACGACTTCAAGCGGCCTAACCCGCACGTAACGCGTCCATCCGACATCTTGCCGTCTGCCGAGTACGACCAGCACGGCGAGATCATCGACAACATACCACATGCGCCGCCGGCACAGAAGCTTCGCGTTGCTGACCAGCGACCGCTGTTCGCGGCGATCCAGAAGGAGGCGCATGCCTTCGGGGATTCCAAGAAGTTCATCGCCTGGATGAACGACCCCAAGACGATCGCCCGCGTCGCTGACTTCAAGCCTGACTGGCAGGAGATGTTCCGCGGGCTTTGCAAAGAACACTTAACCGCGCTCCGCATCCAAGAGCAGGGCGATGACATGAGGATGGCAGGCTAATGGCATACGACAATACAAACCGCTGGACCTTGAATAAGGCCGCCAACAAGCAGCAGGACAGTCACGCCGACTACCAAGGCAAGATCAATGTCGAAGGCAAGGAATACTGGCTGAACGGATGGATCAAGGACGGTCCGAACGGCAAGTTTATCTCCGGCAACATCAAGCCGATTGGCGAACAGATGGCTTCGACGGGCCGACACTCTTACACACCCGGCGGAAAGGTCAGACGCGAAGATCCGATTTCGACGGGCCGTCCTCGCCGCAATGACGATATGTCAGACGACATCCCGTTCCATATGGAGTGGCGTGGTTGAGCAACGCACCACTCAGCGAGCAATTCCGTCTGGCGGCCAAGGATTGGGTCGATAAGGACGCCGCCGCCTCGATGCTTGAAGAAACCAAGACGGCTGTTCTTGCTCAGCGGATGGGAGCGCTCGGCGACATCCCCGTTAACCGGGCCGAGCAGATCGTGAAGGGTTCGCAGGAGTGGCACGATTGGATCGCCGGCATGGTCAACGCAAGGACAGCGGCGAACCTGGCCAAGGTCAAGCTTGAGTGGGTTCGGATGCGGTTCAACGAGTGGCAGAGCGAAGAGGCCACTAAACGGGCAGAGATGAAGCTGTGACCTTACGCCAACGTCAACCAAGAGAGCGCGACAACAAGCACTTGGATTACATCCGCTCCCTACCGTGCTGCATCTGCGGAGACAATACCGCAACCGAGGCGGCGCACATTCGATCAGCGTCGATTGAGAACGGAAAGCTTCACACCGGAATGGCCGAGAAGCCATCAGACAAATGGGCAGTTCCTTTGTGCGGGAAGCACCACCGAGAACAACACTCATTCGGAAACGAGCTTGAGTGGTGGAAGTGCCAAGGGATCAATCCATTCATCCTGGCAATGACATTGAGGGAACGATGACCAGCACGACATTCCAGCTTCTGATCATCGGCGCTATTGGCGCCGGCCTGTATCTGATCGTTTGGCCGATTTTGGAGTTCGTAAAATGACCTCAAGACAGAAGATCAGCTTTGTCTGCCTGATCCTGGTTGATCTTGTCTACCGCTGCATTTGGAGGGTGGAATGAGCCAGAGTTCTCCTGAGACCTCAACACTGAAGCCGTGCCCGCTCTGCCAATCCAGGGCGAGTTTCATTGAGCAGGATTTCCCGCCGATCGGATTCAGATATGGCGTGGAATGTCGCGAATGCGATTGCCGCTGTGACTATCGAAAGACCTCGAAGGAAGAAGCCGCGGCGCAGTGGAATTGGCGGCCTTCCGATCTTGCCCAAAGAACGACAGAGCTAATACCGACGCCCGAGCAGATTGAGCCGATCTTAGACGATTATCTTGGCGTCGATTGTCCGCATTACGAGGAAATGAGGCGCCGCTGCGCCCAGCGCATCTTTGATCTGTGCGTGGTGATGTCAGGCGCGCCGATACAGAGCAGCAATCGAATTGCCACCTTGGACACATCGACGCTAGGCAACAGCGAATGATCCGCTTTGCCGCCATTCTCGCAACCGCCGCCATTTTCATCGGCGCCATTCTTCTTATGGGGGTTGGACCATGACAGACGAAGAAATTGCCGAACTGAAAGCCACCAAGGAAGAATACTTACTGACGATCATGCGGCTAACGAACGAGAACGCGGATCTGCGCGACATAGCCCGCCGCGTCACCGAACTTCCCTATTTCAAGAATGCCAGAATTGAAGCGCTCGTCCACGATGCCCAAGACGCGCTTTCCGACACGCGCCCAGATCGCGGAGGCGAACAATGATCTCTAAGGAAACACACGACGCGCTGACCCGCGTTGAACTTCGGGCGCTGATCGACGCATGCGAGCGCTGCGAGTGCCCACCTGAAATGAACTGTTATTGCGCCTCCAATCTCGAATGGGCGGAACGCAAACTCGCGGCCATGGCGCCGGACTCTTCGCAAGATCGGGGGACACGATGAAACATCTGCACTGGTTTTGGTGCTGGCTTTGCTATCGCGCCTATCTCGCGCTGCCGCTGCCGATGACGCATCGGTCGCTGTACGGCAAATTTTCGCTTTGGATCTTGGGGTATGCCGGCTTCTACGCCTACGACCCCCGTCACACTCCCCAGGTGATGGAAACTGACAATGGCTAAGCGCTGGGATTATTCAGACGCAAGCATCTGCACCGCAGGCACGATGGTGTGTACTGCGTGCCGGAAACCGATCACGGAGGGAGCCTTCCGATATCGCCAGATCGACCAAGGTTATCTTACGCAGCATAAAGCCTGCAGCCTCGATGATCTGGAATGGAAGTTGATCGAGAAGCGGCAACAAGAATATGCGGCCTTCTATGAGCGCAGGAAGGCTGCCCTCCAAGCTTACGTGGCGGAGTTCGGCCCGCCTGACGACGACATGATTGATGAGGCCGTTCGCAGTTTCCGAGATGTGGGATGTCCGAAACAGTCATGAGAGAGCAAATAATGAATTCAGGTCGGCCCCGGCCTCTGTTGGTTCGCCCGCAAGGGTTACGAGAACCAATACGCCAGCGTGCGAACAGACGCAGTGCGTACCGCCATTCTAGACTCTGGCGACTACGTGGGGCCATCATTTCTAGGAGCGGGGCATGAGCGGCGCATCACAGATTGGAGAACTGTCGGTCAAGCTTGCGGACGCGGCCCTGGTCGCACGCGAAAAGGGCGATGAAGTGAACGCTATCTTCTTTGCCATCAAGGCGGCCGAGACGCTGGCACTGGCGAAGGCTCTGGGTTGGAAGCCAGAGGCCGAAATTAACTCTTCCGGCAACACGTTAGGCGGGGGAGGAGAATGCGGCTCCATTACTATCAAAGTCAGTGACCTTCCCGCGTACTCTCCGGCTGACCGAGGATGACAAAGTTGGGCCGCCGACTGATCAAAAGCGCAAAGGAGGCGCGAGAAATGAACCATCAAGAATGGAAGGCCCAAATGGCTGCCCGAGAGGCGAACTATAATAAGAACGTTATCGACGGGCTGAATGACGAGATCCAGTTTTTTAGACAGTGCCTTTTGCAGGCTCAACAGAAGATCGAGGCGCTGCGAGGCCCGCTGGCTGAGTTGGTCATGGCCTACCAAGACGCGGACAGTCCCGCGATACAGGACACGCTGCGGCGCGCTAGAACTGCTCTTTTGTCTTCTTCTGGAGGCCGCTGATGCGATGCAAGGAATGCTACGGCACAGGGCTTACCGACAATCACGTCACGGGTGAGGTCTACTGCTCTGCCTGCGATGGGACCGGACAGGCGTCGACCAAGGTTGTCGATACGACCGATGAGCTACATCAAATCTTGAAAGAGGCACTCGAACAAGTGCCGCCACCGCCACGGACTTGACGAAAAATTGAAAGAGCAAAGCATGATTGCCACCTATCTGCCCTGGCTGCTCTCAGCCATTACGATTTGGATGACATTGCTTGCCGGCAATAAGCATCCAAAAGCTTGGCTCATCGGGCTGGGTAATCAATTGCTCTGGTTGATCTGGATTTACGTCGTTGGCGCTTGGGGCCTGTTGCCGATGAACATTGCGCTTTGGATTGTGTACGGCCGGAATCATCTGAAGTGGACCCGCGACTTGCCAGCGAACAACGTGAGATAAGCATGACCACCCCGGCACCCGAGACAATCGAGCGCGAACAGGGCAAGCTGTATCTCAGCGATGCTGAACTGATCCGTCGCCTCGGCGTGCCGGAAAAGCATATGCGCAAGATCCTGCCGGGCCTGGAATCCAAGTACGGTTTTCCACGGAAACAACCGCTTTTTGGGGACAGGCGCTATTGGCCGGCGGTGAAGATGTGGTTGGATAAGCGAAATGGTCTAATAGGGCCACTTGACACCTAGGGCCGAATGCCCTATATAAATCCTACTGCAAGGGCAATCCTGCCCGGCAATGGAGAGCGAAATGACTGAGAAAACTTACGGCGTCATGAAGGTTACCGAGCGCGAATATCAGACCGCTTGCAAGCTTGCCAGGCACGGCACTGGCCTTCTCTCCGAAGGGGCCTATCAAACCGTTCGCTATTGCGAAGGGGAAATCTTTTATCGCGATGATGTCGTTGGGTTTCTCAACGCAATTCGCGCAGGCGAGAAAACGTCATAAATGACCGCCAAACAGTTTCAGAACGCCATCGACCGCCTCGGCCTTTCACAGGTCGGGGCGGCAAGGCTTTTCGGATCAGATCCAAGAACGGCCCGACGCTGGGCGATTGGTGAGCGTTCCGTTCCGGAGCCGGTCGCAATTATCCTTCGCCTGATGCTGGCGGGCAAAATCACGGCGGACGACATCATTTCAATAGGGAGGGCAAAATGACTGAACGCACGCCGCCCCGCGTCGAGGATGCGCCGGGCCTAGTATGGCGCGAACGCTCGCGAGCTAAGACGTGGGTGGCCTATTGGCAGGCTCGCAGTGACTTGGTGAAGAAGGGCTACGCCCCAGGCGCCAAGAAGCTTTGGGAAGGCGCCGAACTCGAAGAGATCGACAAGCTGGAAATATCTTCGCAGTGCCAAGAGCTCCAATCGGCGATGCTCATCTGGAGCCGCGAGCGGGAATTTGGTGCGGGGCCGCTCGTTACACTGAGCAATCTGATCGAGAAATATCAGACCGACCCGGAGTCCGCCTTCCATAGGAAGCGGTACGAAGCCCGGCAGGGTAGAGCAGCCCTTCTGAGGCGCATCGACGAACGCTTCGGGGACGTGATGCTATCGGACATCACCGCCCGCATGATCCCCTCATGGTACAGGGAATGGAGCGACAACGGGCTTAAGGTGGCCGCCGGCTCCGCGTTCGTCGCCACGCTTCGCACCCTCTTCCGGTTTGGGGCTGGCATATTGGGCGACGATGATTGCGCTAGACTGGCCGGAGCCGTCGCCAGCCAAAAGTATGATGGTACTCGGCCGCGAGAGGTCGCCCTGTCCGCCGAGCAGGCCATAGCCATCCGACAGAAGGCACACGAGCGGGGCTGGCCCTTCATTGCCCTCGCCCAGGCCATCCAGTTCGAATGCACCATGCGCCAGAAGGATGTCATCGGGGAATGGATCCCCGTCAACGAGCCAGGCGTCTCGGATGTCGTCCAAACCCGAAAATTCAAAGGCCAGAAGAAGGTCAAGAAGTGGGTGACGGGCCTGCGTTGGGAAAAGATCGACGAGAACCTTGTCATGCGCCATGTCACCAGCAAGCGCACGAAGAGGGTTGAGATCGACCTACGGCTGGCGCCGATGGTTATGGAGGAACTCCAGCGCATGTTCGGCACGACCGACCGTGCCGCTATGCCCGCCTCCGGGCCGGTCATCCTATGCGAGGTCAACGCCTGGCCATACCGCAATACCGAGTTCCGCCGGAAGTGGCGCAAGCTCGCGAACTCAGCAGGCGTCCCGAAGTCGGTCAAGAATATGGACACGCGAGCCGGCGCCATCACGGAAGCGACCAACCTGGGCGTTGACATCGAATGGGTACGGCAGGCCGCAACCCACAGTAATATCTCGCAAACCCAGAACTATTCGAGGGGATCGGCGCAGAAGATTGCTGCGGTCATGGCCCTTCGGGCGAAGGGCAGAAACAAACCTGAAACGTGAATAGCGGACGGATCGCGGACGGATTTTAAAGCTTAGATATTCCAATATCTTAAGACTATGTACGGACTGCCTAGGACTGCGTGGCCTTTGGGCAATTCTGTAATCAGTGAAACCAGTTAGCGGAAAACCTGTCCGCTATCGAAAACAGCAACAGACGCATCAAGCGTCATATGGAGAGCGATATGGGGCAGCCTACCGTCATTGATTTTGATGATGGAACAATCTCCGTCCGCCTTAACGGCAAAGAGCTTCGCGGGTGGAGCTACAAGGACGACGCTGAGCGCCGGACGAAGATACTCTGTGCCCGCGAATACGTCGAAGGTTGGTGTGATGGGAGGAAGTCATGAGCGAGCGGGAAGAATGGATGGATCTGATCCGCAACGAATACGACCCTGCCCCGAGCCACTACCGCATGGGCGACAATTGGGATGATGGTGCTGGGCGCATCGCTGACGCCATCCTAGCCGACAAATACTTAGAGGCAAAGCGGCGATGGAAGCCGATTGAAACCGCCCCGAAGGACGGAAGCCACATTCTTGCCTGCCGAATTCCGATTGGCATTCGCGTTACGGTCAACACGCATCCGCCGACCGTCGTCCATTGGTTTAACGACCCCGACGAGCCCGGCTTTTACACTAGCGTCAACGAGATGGCGCCGGAACATCCATTCAACCCTACGCACTGGCAGCCGCTCGACCCGCTGCCCTAGCGATCATTCAAACAAAGCGAAACACCAAACATGAGCGATGATTACAAATGGCCAGGCGACAACAAGACTCAGATTGAGAGGGCGATGTCCACTGACTATGAAATGATCTTCAGCCCTGGTGGACTTGTTCCAGTCAACGTGGAGACAACAGGCTGGCTTGTCCGTGAGGTTCTGAAGCTGCGGGCTCTGCTCCGGCAAACCCGGAACTACGTCGATAAGGACCACTACGGTATGGTGGCTGAGATCGACGCCGCACTTTCGTCCCGCAAGAGCCTCGGCTGGATCAACGTTATGCGCGACACCGACGGCAGCATTCTTGTTGATGAACGGCTGTCTCCAAGCCGAGAGCACGCCGATCTGTGCGCGAGGCTTGCCCTTTCTGCCAACCCGCCAGACACCCATAGGCGGAAGATTCTCGCCTGCGTGGAGATTTTTGAAGGTGACGGCATATAGCCCGGAGTGGCAAGGAATCCGCTGATGCGCGTTTTTATGGACAACCGGAAGGGTCGGAAACATGCCGCCAAAATGGCCCGGCTATTGCGGAAGATCATCAGGCGGCTCGAAGAACCCGAGCACGAATACCCGTAGACCAGACATCAGTAGAAACGGAAAGATACACATGAAAACCGCCCAAGAGGCCATCAAGGACTTAGAACAGCGCGAGAACGATCTTGTCGCTGAGCTAAACCAAGTTCGGAATGCCATCCGTGAGCTGCAGATATCGCTATGCCCCATCAAAGTCGGCGATGTGGTCCGGTATGATCGGGACGGGAAAGAATACCGAGTAATCGAGGTCGATCGGCCGGAATGGGGATGGGTCTACGCGAATCCAAAGAAGGCGAACGGCTCTTGGGGATCTGCGAAACGCCACCTGATTGGAATATGCACGCCGGTCACGAATGGAGAGCGCGACAGTGAGACTTAACCCGATCTGGCGACCGTTTAAGGGCTGTCCCAAATGCGACGGCGAAGGGTGGCTTTGGTCGCATGAGCTAAGCGAATATCATGGCGAGGCCACCGGGTGCCCAGACGATACCCGGTACGCCTGCGACCACCACAGCCACGAAGATTATTCAGACCCGGCCGACCGCTGGGAAGGGTGGCCCGATCCGCCACCGCGCTCTTGACCGAAAATCGAGGGTGACATGAAATCGAACAATGGCAACGTTTGGGTTAGTGACAAAGAATGTTTGGAGGAGCCCCAGAAACAAAAACGCGAGCGAAAATATGATCGTTACGGACCTATCGTC